ATGATTCCTCCGTGATTGAACTGCTTGAACCTGGCGCTGAACGACCCGTTAGGGTCATTACAGTACCTAAGACGTTGAAAACGCCCAGAATTATCGCCATCGAACCTGCGTGCATGCAATATGCACAGCAGGGGCTGATGGAGAAGATTGTGGAATACATTGAAGAACATCCTGTTCTTCGCAGTATTGTTGGCTTTACCGACCAAATCCCTAACCAGGAGATGGCACGGAAAGGCTCATCTTCTGCGAGTCTTTTGACTCTTGATGAGTTTGCCACACTTGATTTAAGTGAGGCATCCGACCGCGTTTCCAATCAGCTCGTGCGTGAATTCGTGCACTACGTTCCTCATTTTGGTGAGGCCGTTGATGCTACTCGTTCACGCAAAGCTGACGTTCCTGGCCATGGCGTTCTTCGCCTAGCCAAGTTTGCGTCGATGGGTTCAGCTCTATGCTTCCCCATGGAGGCTATGGTCTTTACGACCTTAATCTTCATGGCAATAGCATCTGAGCTCAGAGTACCTCTTACTCCTAAACTTGTTTACAAGTATAGGAGTAGGGTGCGCGTCTACGGTGACGACATTATCGTCCCCGTTGACTTTGTAAATTCCGTGATAGGTTACCTTGAGGCCTATGGCCTTAAAGTAAACCGTTCCAAGAGCTTCTGGACCGGAAGGTTCAGAGAATCTTGTGGTAAAGAGTACTATGACGGCCACGATGTTTCAGTCGTGAAAGTCAGAGCACCCTTTCCTTCCTCACGGAAGCACGTATCCGAGCTTATAAGTACCGTCTCGCTCAGAAACCAGATGTATTTTGCTGGCAACTGGCGAGCCGCTGCTTTTCTTGACCAACTGCTGGAAAAGTTAATTCCTTTTCCTGTCGTTGGCCCAGAGAGCCCGGCTTTAGGCAGACATTCGCATCTCGGATATACATCTGAGCGTGAATGTCCCCGACTCCAAAGGCCCTTGGTTAAGGCCTTCGTAGTTAGGTCAGTCCTTCCAGTTTACGAATTGGATGGACACGATGCCCTTATGAAGATTTTCCTTAAAAGAGGGGATCAGCCAATCCCCGATAAGGATCATCTCATACGTGCTGGACGTCCCCGAGCCGTTAGCATCAAGCTCGGGTGGGTGCCCGCATACTGAGTTGTATGTGGGAAGCGTGCATTAATCTGCACGTGGGAGCGCGGAGGAACTAGTTCCTCATAGCGAGGATCTTTTCC